GACGCTCTTGTGCTGTGTAGTCACCCTTGTACTGTGCATTGAATGCATCAGCAATGAATGAGTTACCAGACTCTGCTGTATAGGTGCGTGGCTCGCTTGTAATCTTAGTTGTAGCGGTTGCCTTTGGCATTACTACATCTGCGACTGCTGAACGAATCTCTGCAACCTTAGCATCAGAATCTGCTTGTGCTTTGAATTTTTCAATCTTTGAATCAAGTGAGCGTGACTCTTCAACAAGGGCATCAACCTTTGCTGACTCATCATTTGTAAGGTCTGTGCGATTCTCTGCAGCAACTGCTTCAAGAATTGCATCCATTTCTACCTTAACTGCTTCACGGCGATCCATCAACTTGTCTAAATAAGACATTTGTGTTTCTCCTTTTGTGAGTTTTTTAAGTTTGAGGTGGTGGCTATGGATTTTCACGACGCTTAAAAGGGTGTGAGTCCTGCTCCGACTTCGCCTATCATTTCTGATAGGAATATTATTTTGTTCTATTTACCTTGGCTTTTGCCAATCTTAGAGACATTCTAAGTGGTAATGTTTGTGCGTTTGGCTGTACATTGGGCTTTGAGAATAGATCATCTGGATTTACTGGTGTATCTCCAACAATGCTTGAGCCTTTTCCTGGATAATCTTCAACCTTTGTAATATTTGTATTCTCTTCGTTTGGTTCTGGAAGATCATCAATCTTGCGTAATGTAGACATTTTATGTCCCACAAGAGTATCTGTTGCTCTCCATCCACCTTTAAATTCTTCGTATACACGAATAAGGACTGCTGGATCTCCTTCTTCTGCATTGATTGTAAAATCAGAACCAGGAACATTAATAGATCCTTCTGTTTTGATTTCTACAATTCTGCCTCTTGCAGTGCCACCAGCAGAATCCCAGGAAACAAAGTCTCCAACTTCTTCACGCTTGCTTAGATTTTCTGTAGGAGTGCCATCTGTATAAAAGTCATCGCCTTCTCCATCAATATCATCAATCATTTCTCTTGCTGATAAGAGTTCGCCCATAACAGAAACTGCCTTCATAATATATTCATTACCTTCTGTAAGGTCTCCAAATATCTCTTCTAATACTAATAGGGATTCTCCTGTTATTTCTCTGCCCTCTTTTATTTCAGCAATAGCCTTCTTCATACGCTCTCTTGCTTCTACTGAGGTTGCAGTATATGCTGGATATGTGACGATTGATACATCACCGTCAGCCAAGGATACCTCACTGAGAGTTCTTTCTGTACGATCTTTGCTCCAGTTTTGACGAATAACTCTAAATGCAAAAGACATTTGGTCTACATCGCCTCTGCCAACAAGAGTGTATAGGTCTCTGGCTTCTTGGGTATCAGCAAGGCTTGCCTCAAAGTATAGACCTTTCTCATCTTCGTATAATTTTAATGTGTTGTTTTTTGTTCTTGCCATAGGTAAACCTTCATGATTAACCAATAAACGAACATCTGGTGTCTCACTTAGGGTCTTTCTAAATGCACCTGGCATAATTTTTTCTGTGAATGGCAGTGGAAGAGATGGTTCATTAAAGACTGCAGCGTATCCTGCAAGTTTTAGAGTGCCGTCTTCTGCCTGCCTTGCCTCTATGTTTCTTACCGTAAAAGTACGGCGTTCTGTCTTTCTCATCTTACTCCTTGCCTTATCGTTTTCATTATTTAATTTATCAATTTGGCGTTGTGCCCAGTCTTGAGCAGCATCATCAAAGTTTGCATTTCCACCCCAAAGTAACCAAGCAACCAGTCCTGCACCAGGATATCCTGGATCTGAGGAATCTTTATTCTTTGGTGCTTGTCCATCTGCCTTGTGTCTTGCGAACCAAGGGGCCATCTTTCTTACTTTGTTCTCAGAGATACGGCCTGCTGCCATCTCTCTTGCTTCCCTTTTAGTACCGTCAGTTAAACCGTCGCCACCAAAACCTTCTGATAAATAGTCTAAGCCTCTTTGTGCATTTTTCTTGATGAACTCAGGGACATTTTCTATCGCCATTATTTATCCTTTACCTCATCGCTATAAACAGCGTCAGGATTTGTTGGATCAATTAATGCAACTTGCTGTAATTGAGCAGAAGCAAGACCAGTGTGACTAATATCTTCCATACCCAAAGCCTTAGCAATATCATTTGGATTATATCCAGATTGTACAAGAATAGATGCAATCTCAGCCTTTAGTTTGTCTCCAACAAGTGGTGCTTGTGCAGCATCAATGTTTTGTAATGGCAGACGATATTGATCTCCTGGTTCTCCAAGAGGTGATAGATCTTCTACATAGCGAACATCGTTTAGGGATAGGAATCCTTCACGAAGGCCTTTAGTATAAGCATCAAACCTTTCAATTGTAGTACCACGAAGCAAAGCATCTAAGTTAAATCTAATAAAACCATCAGGCTCTGGTAATAAAGTAGATAGATTCTGTTCTAATCTCTCAAGAAGTGGTCTTAGTGAGTGTTGTACGAAGGACAAGTTCTGTGCTTCAACAGAAGCATAACTCATTGCACCTTGTACTGGATGACCTAATAGGCTCAACGGACAACGATAAATTCTGGCAATATCTTCCACATTGAATTTTCTGGATTCCAGCAATTGTGCGTCTTGGGCATTTATTGATAGTGGCTTAAATGCTGCACCACCAGATAGAATACCAACTTTGCCAGACATGTATGGACCAGAGTGATTTACATTCCAGTTTCTTGCAATGTCTGCAGCCTGATCTTCATTTAGTTCTCCTGCTACTTCAATAACACCTGCAGGATTTGCAGAGTTACCAAAATATGAAGAAGCATATGTATCTGCTGCTAAAGCAATACCTACAGACATACGGCAGGCACCAATAGGGCTTAATCCATAATGGCTACCTGGTATTCTCATAAGAGGGATATGTAGTATTTCTTTATTTGTTAAATTCCTTGAAAAATTGCCAAACTCATCTTTAAACTCATATACTAATGGCTCACCTGGAGCAGGTCTAACAATTCTTACATCATTAGGATTTAGGCAATATAGTTCTTGGACTATATCATCTTCATCTCTTAATGTTAGGATATATGCATTTCCATGTAGGTTTAAGGATGTTAGTACTTGTTCTATAAATTCTAATCTTGTTGATTCTGGGTTAGGTTGATCTATCCATTTTGGTTCTTCTCCGTATACCGTCCCATATGACAGACGCTCACGACCACGACTTACATAGGCGTTCATAGGCAGGGATGAAATAGTATCGCCTAATAATCTTACACAGGCATACACTGCTGATACTCTTATAGCAGAGTCTGCATCTACATAGACACCAGCGTTTGATATTCCATACAAAGGGCGTGGAGGAATTAGAGGTTGTATATATTGGCTATTACCTGTTCTGGCTTCTCCTGCCATCTTCAATCTTTTAGATAGACTCATTGTTTACCCTTTTCCCTTAGTTAATTTTACCATGTGCTTATTGCTACTCGCTTCCAGGTATTTGTTGCTATGCATATGTATATGTAATCTGAATCCCAGGCAATTTCTCCCTGTGTTCCAGTAGCACCTGCAGTAGCAGGAGTTTTAGACTTAATAATTAAGTCACCATTAATTGTTAAAATACCTGCAGATCCACCAGCAGCATCAAACTTACCCTTAATTAAAGGTGTTGATGTACTTGTATTAGATATATATAGATTATCAGAACTTGTCTCATTTGCACCTGCTTGATATCCAATAAATACATTTCGGCTACCTGATTGGCTGAAGTTTCCTGCTTGGTATCCAAGAGCAGTATTGTTAGTACCTCTTTGCATTTGCTGCAAAGCACCTCTACCAATACCAGTATTTCCTTGGCTTGTTGTAACTGTAGCAATTGGTACGCTAAATCCTGATCCTGTTAAAAGTCCTGCAGGAGCAGCACCAATATTGATAACTAATACATCTCCAGCAATAAGACCTGTTCCAGAACTAACAATAGTTGCAGAAGTTACTGTTCCACCAGATACAACTAAATCAAGTTGTGGAGTGAATCCAACACGACCATTTGGAGATGAGGTATTAGCATTTACTGCAACATTTGTATAAGTGCCATCAGTATATCCAGAACCACCTGTAATTGCTCCAAGTGTTGAAATACCTGTTCCTGGGAACTGTCCAGCACCTTGACCAACATATGTATTATCATTACCTGAACCTATTGCTGATCCTGTAGCGTTTCCAATACCAACATTTGCTACACCAGTTATGTTTCCTCGTAAAGCATTGTTTCCAAATGCAGTGCTTACACCTGTTGTTGTGTATTGACCTGCTTGAAATCCAAGGCCAGTTAATACTCCAGTTGTTAATGCATGTCCAGCAAGATAACCAACAGCAGTATTTGCATTACCAGTTGCATATCTTAAAGCCTCAGCACCAATTGCTGTATTTACTGAACCAGTTGTAATATTATTTAATGAGTTAACACCAATAGAAATATTATTAGCACCAGTTGTATTATTAAATAATGCATTGTTTCCAATAGCGATATTGGCAGATCCAGTTGTATTTTTATTTAATGCTCCTGGACCATTACCAAGATTTGAATTACCAGTTGTATTTAATTCTAATGTACCATTTCCAAAAGCAAAGTTTTGTGTACCGCTTGTATTAGCATTTAGTGCATTATTTCCAATAGCAAGATTGTTTCCATTTGTATTAGTACCTGAAAGAGCATTAGTACCAATAGCAGTATTATTATTTGAAGTTGTATTATTTAGCAATGCACCATTACCAATAGCAGTATTATATGCACCTACTGTGTTATATCTAAGAGCATTACCACCAATTGCTATGTTAGATCCTGATGCATTACTTGTTGTAAGTGCAAAGTTACCTATTGCAACATTGTCGCCTTGAGTTGTATTTCCGTATAGAGCCTGATAACCAATAGCAACATTACCATTACCTGTTGTATTTGATCGTGCTGCTTGGAATCCAATTGCAACACCTGCATCTGCAAGATTATTTTCAAGAGACTGGAAGCCAATAGAAACATTTTGATTTCCAACAAGGTTGTTTCTCATGGACTGGCTACCAATAGAAGTGTTAAAGTTACCTGTAGTGTTTGAGTCTAATGCAGAGTTACCAATTACAACATTTGCTAGTCCAGTTGTATTATTTTGAAGTGCTGCTCCACCAATTGCAACATTGTTAACACCAGTAGTGTTATCCATCAAGGAAAAGTTACCAATAGCAATATTGTCTTCACCTGCTGTACCAAATCGCATTGAGTCAGCACCAATAGCAATGTTATTTCTTGCAGTTGTTGCATTTTCTAATGCACGAGATCCTATTGATGTATTTTGATCACCAGTAGTTAGTAATTGTAAGCCATTATTTGGACCAAATCGTAAGTTACCAAAACCTGAACCTGTACCTGTGTTGATACTAATACCTTGAATACTCATTCCACTTATAACTGATGGAGTACCGTCGTTTAGTACAAATGTACTTCCAGATCCCGTCGCATTTGCAGGATTAATAGAAGATGTTCCTGATGTAGAAAGAATTGGTCCCGCAGTTAAATCGCCACCACCAGGTCCTGTCGCTCCAGTTGCTCCAGTTGCACCTGTGGTTCCTACGCCCGTAGGTCCTGTAGCACCTGTAACACCTGTTGGTCCTGTAGGACCAGTAGCACCTGTAGAACCAACACCCGTTGGCCCAGTGCTTCCAGTTACACCTGTAGGACCTGTTGCTCCTGTGGCTCCTGACGGACCTGTAGGTCCAGTTGCACCAGGATAGCCAGGAGACATAACTTCAACTTGATTGTCTTGTCTGTTGATAACAACTCTATTGCTTGTCATTCATTTTCTCCTTGAGGCACTGGTATATTAAAAAATAAGCAAGCATCTTCAATGTTATTAAACCAATACCATCCATCTACAGGATAAGTATGCTCATCCTTTGATTCTACTCTTAGTTCAAAGTTCTTATCAAGTACAAAGTTTGGTCCATAAGCAAGCATTTCGCTCTCATATTTATAAAATCCAGAGGTCATCCTACTACCGTCCATCCCTTGTTTGTTGCAATTGTTGGATTATCTGACGCTACCCCAGGATTTCCTGTCACTGTAATAGTTCTATCAGATGTAACTGATGCAACTCCACCTGAAACATACGCTCCAGTTGCAGCATTATTGATAGTAAATGTTCCTGCACCAGCATTTACTGTAGCAACAGTACCACTAATATTATACGCTACTGGGTCAACTGCTGTTACTGTCACTGAGCGACCAACTACAAATGGAGAAGTATTTCCTACTCCAACTGTATATGTAACTACTGTTCCACTGCCACTTGCATTTGTTACCGCAGGATTTAGCGTAGCAAGTGATGTGTACATTTCATCAAGTTGTGCTGCACCTAATGAACAGTTTTGAAAAGATTGTGTCCACTTGTTTCCAGTAATTTTTGCACGAATAAGATTTCCTGCAGCAGATGATGCAGTTGCAGATCCTAAGCCTAAGTTATTATTTGCAAGTGATGATATTGAACTTAAATTTAATTCTGCTATTTCTTTTATACTTGTGCTTGTATTAGTAAAAATATCTGCTATATTTGTAACAGCAGAAGTATTTAATGCAGGTAAGAATGTCATACCGCTACTAAATCTAAACATACTGTCCATTGTTGTAACTGCTGCTGTGTCAAATACAGGAATAGTTTCTAAAGAAGATGTTCCATAAAAAAAACTTGACATATTTGTAACAGATGAAGTGTTAAATAATGGAACAGACTTTAATGAAATGGCGTTAAAAAACATATTTGACATATTTGTTACAGATGCTGTATTAAATAAAGGAACTGATTCTAAAGAACTGCCTCCAAAAAACATATTTGACATATTTGTAACAGATGATGTATTAAATAAAGGAACTGTTTCTAAAGAGTTACATCCATTAAACATGCTTGACATATTTGTAGCAGATGAAGTATCGTATAAAGGAACAGATTGCAAAGCACTACAACCATTAAGCATGGTAGACATATTTGTTACTGATTCTGTATTAAAAAATGGAGCAACTTTTAAACTTCTACAACTGTTAAACATTTGTGATGTACTTGTTAAAGTTGCAGAAGTGTTAAAAACAACATCTTGCAAAGCAAAACAGTTTTGAAAAAGGTTGGATGCTGAAGTAATATTTGATGAAATAATTAGAATCTGTTGTACAAGTCCCATAGTTGCGTTAGTTGTTGCATTTGGACCAAATGTTATAGTTGTAGCATTTGGAGCAGCAATAGCAAGACTTGTCCATGGACTATAAAATCTAACTCCTGAAGTAATTGCAGAATGTCTACGAGATGGAGATACTGTTGCAAATGTTCTACCTGCTGTTGTTGGCGTAATAGTTACAATTGCTTGACGATATCCTTCAGATGTTACTGTTCCTGATGATATAGATGACCAAGTGTAATTCTTTTCTGCCGTGGTTCCGCTTGCAAAATTAGCAGATGTTCCATCGCCCCAGTCAACTGTATAGTTGCTTGCATCTGTAGTAGTCATATTCACAGCAAAATAATTAGAATCTTGATTAAATACAGCAACAGTTCCAATAACCTTTTGATCAGATGCTGCAGGTACAGTATAGTCTAACCAATCATAAGGCTTTACCCAACCAAGATTATTCTCAGTAGAAATTGGCTTGCCTCTATCAAGTCCTATTGGAGCATTACTTGTACGAAGTACAGTCATTAGGCAATTTCACTTCCAAAAGCCTGAAATGCAAAGGATGTATTAGAAGCACGAACAGTAATAACATCTGTTGCCTGTAGAGTAATACCTAAAGTCAGGGTAATTGAGTCATTAGCATTTAGTGTTGCATCATAAACAACATAGTGTTGATTAGCAATAGATGCTCCTGCAGGTCTTACTGCTACTCTAAATGTTCCTGTTGTTCCTAAGTTAGCAACAGTAATTGTTGATACTACCGTTTCAGTTGCTGCTGGAACTGTGTAAAGTGTTGTATCTGATGCTGCTGTTGGGTTAGATTGGCCCAGTACTTTGTATGTTGTAGCCATTTATGCTCCTATTAGTAGTAATCCTGAAAAATCTGCTCCACCTGATGGCCCAGTGGCTCCTGTTGCTCCTGTAGGACCTGTAGCACCAGTTGATCCTGTAGGACCAGTTGGGCCTGTAGGACCAACATCACCAGTTACACCTTGTGGTCCAGTAGCACCTGTGGTGCCAATTCCTGTAGGACCTGTAGCACCTGTAGGACCTACATCTCCTGTAACACCAACAGGGCCTGTGGCACCAGTAGCACCTATGCCTGTGGGTCCTGTAGGACCAGTAAAACCAGTAACTCCTTGCGGACCAGTTGCACCTGTGGCACCAACGGGACCAGTTGCACCAGTAACACCAATGTCTCCAGTTACGCCTTGAGGACCAGTAGCACCTGTTGCGCCAATTGGACCAGTTGAGCCTGTGGCTCCTGTAGGTCCTGTATCGCCAGTAACTCCTTGTGGTCCAGTACTTCCTGTTGCACCTGTAGGACCAGTTGGTCCCACGATACCTGCACTAAAGATTATAAAAAGAACATCTAAGTTGTTGCCAAAGTTAGTTGTTCCTGTTCCACCTGAAGTTACAAGTGTTACTGGAATTTCAACATAACCTACTTGCAGTACTGGTGTTCCAGATACTGTAAACTTTTGAAAGTTGTCAGAAAGTGAAGCGTCTTGAATAATTAATGTGTCGTCTGTTTTAATTAATGCTAAAAACACATCAACATCAAAACCATCTTTGTCAATGTGGCTTACATTTAATTGTGTTGCAGATGTTTGTGTCGCATTGTTCCAAATAAGATGTGTACTACCAGGATCTCCTGTAGTAATAGTTGTTTTTGCTTTATAGTCATAGTAGTTAGCAGATCCACCGTCTGCTCCTGTTGGTCCCGTCGCACCTGTGACACCAGTAGGTCCTGTTGCTCCTGTTGCTCCAACGGGTCCTGTTGAGCCTGTGGCTCCTGTAGGTCCTGTATCGCCAGTTACACCAATAGGTCCTGTTGAGCCAGTTGCTCCTACTGGACCAGTGCTTCCAGTTGCTCCTGTGTCTCCAGTAATTCCTATAGGGCCAGTGCTTCCTGTAGGACCAATGTCTCCAGTTACTCCAACGGGTCCTGTTGAGCCTGTGGCTCCTGTGGGACCAGTTGCTCCTGTTACGCCAATAGGACCAGTTGGTCCAACATCTCCTGTAACTCCAGTAGGTCCTGTAGAACCAGTTGATCCTGTAGGACCAGTTTGACCAATGGGACCAGTCTGACCAATAGGGCCTGTAGATCCAGTTTGTCCTGTAGGACCAGTTTGTCCTGTAGCACCAGTCGCTCCTGTAGCACCACTTGGACCTGTTGGTCCAGTTGGTCCAGGAAAACCAGGATTCATGACTCTTACAACATTGTTGTTTTCATCAACAGTAACTTGTATACCTAAATTAGGCATTAACTGTTACCTCTGCTCTGACGGTTACCTGACCCATTACTAATCTTTCAATTGTTCCACCAGAAATTATATCTAAATCATAAACATATAATACTGGATCTAATGCCAGTGTTTGTTCATCAGTAGCAAGAATGTTAATTGTTCCTGTTGGACCATTTATTGTTATTCCGCCATTTTCTGTGGTCAAAGTTAATGCAGCAGGATCTGGTGCACCATACTTTAGACGCAATTGCATCTTGGCAGTATAGCCAGTTAGGTTAATTGGAACGCCAGCACCATTTTGATACACCATTTGAAGTGTAAATGTAGCACCTTGATCCATTACAAAGTTATATATGCCTGCTGTTGCCATGTCATTCCTTTTCTACTGTATAGATTAAAAATGTACCAAGTGCTATAAAAGCAACTGGCATTGAAATCAAATAAATTCCGTATGTGGCAAGACCTATTCCAGCAATCTCTGTTATCAGTGGCCAGTCTATCTTTAGTTTTTTCATCATGCTCCTATATTGAATAGAACCTTGCGACAGGTTTCTTAGGTTTTGGTGCCATGGCTCTGTCATAAGAAAAGATAGAGGCAACTGCTGCGTCAATCTTTTTCTTATTGGTGCTTTTGCTTACCATGATTCCTCTGCTTGTAGTCTTGGTTACGCAGTTTGCTATGTGTCTATTTAGTACTTCGTCTCCGTCATGTGTGAATGATCCGTTAACTACCGCTTCATAAAAGCGTTGAGTCGCTGGGACCATTCTTTCTGCAGTGTTAGGATAACTAATAATTGGTAATCCTTCTTCCTCTAAGACCATCATTGTTCTTTGCCATCTGCTTGGATCAAAGACAACTTCTAAAACATTTACTCCCATATTTCTACAAGAGTCAATAATAGTTTGTTCTACTTCTGCAACATTCACATGCCACATAGGATCTGGATCTACTTCTGGTAGTTCCCATACTCCTAATACCCTTAGATGAGGCTTATCTCCGCCAGTAAACCAGCCCACTATGGCTGTGGTATCTCCAGAGAAAGAGCCGTCAAAGCCTATAATACAGTCTTCACCAGGTATTATTTTCCTGTTCTTTAAGACTAAGGCATCCCAGATATCACTTGGTATCCAAGATTCTGTATTGCTCGTCCACATGTTAAGTCTCTTTGTTTTAAACTCCGCTTCAGGAGTTAGCAAAGATGCACTTCTCATATCTTCTATGCTAAGTATATCATTAAGTGAGGGATTTGCGATTAGCCAATTGGCCTCATCCTTATAGTGAAGTTTTGGGTCTGCCTCGTGCCAACTGAAGAAGAAGGAAGGATCCTCAATTTCTTTTTTGGCTATCTGAATGCCTCTTTGATACATCGTATAACATAAAGATTCTTTGCCAGTAGCGTCATACTTAGAGCCAGCAGTGGTGATACCCACCAGCATAGGCTCTTCTCTTGCTCCCATTGATAGGGATAATACATCATATAACTCTCTATTAGGCTGTGCATGAACCTCATCTATTACAATAAAGGTAGAGTTTAAACCTTCTTTTGTATAGGACTCTGATGATAGGGCTCTGTATACCGCACCAGTCAGAGGATTGTAGACAGAGTTTTGATATACTTCTAAGATATCTTTTAACTCTGGTTCAAGTTCTATCATCTTCTTTACCGTCTTAAAAATAATACGAGCCTGTTCTTTATCTGCTGCTGCAGAATAGATCTGACCACCATTAACGCCTAAAACAATTTGCTCTAAAACAAGAGAAGCGATTAAAGCGCTTTTTCCGTTTTTTCTTGGAACTCCAATCAAAGCACGACGATGCTTAAGAAGCCCATCTTCTCTTTCAGCATAAAGATGAACCAGCATGTCTTTTTGCCAGGGCCTAAGAAGAAACTTATCACCAGTCTTGCCTGCTACAGAGTCTTCTGTTAAATGGCAGAGGGTCTCAATAAAATCTATAACCTCATAGCCACGACTATTGGCTAACTCAGTTTCTGAAACAGGCGATAAATATGTTGGAGGCCAACTCATCTTAACCTCTATACAATAGTGACAGCCTGCTTTTTTCAAAGTCAATATCTAATATTTCTATTGTAACATCTTGACCTATGGTGAATGAATCAGGCGTCATCTCTCCCATTTTGGATTTATGTATAAGACCTGATAACAAGCCTAATTTCACAAATACTCCATAGTCACATATGCCAGAGATCTTACCTTCGTGAATCTGTCCAATTGATACCTTCGCAAATTCAATGAGCCTATCTTCTTTTAAGGTCTTTTCTAATAGGGCTTTTCTGGATAGTACGATGCTACCCTTTGCTCTATCAAACTGAATTATGATGCAGTCTATCTGTTGGTCTACATAGGCTGAAAAATCTTCTACTCTGTCTGTGTCTATTTGTGATCCTGGCAAGAAGGCTTTGACTCCAATGTCTACTATGAGGCCACCTTTGACTACCTTTTTTATCTTACCACTAATAATGTCTGATGAGTTATATCTAAACTCTAAGGTGTCCCACAACTTTGTAATCCTGCCTTCTTTGAAGGATAGGAAATAGTTGCCTTCCTCATCTCTACCTGCTATGGCTGCTTCTATGACCTGGCCAATCTGGAGAGATTCGTTTAAGTCAAAACTCTTCTCTGTTGTGATTTCTTTCCTTGGAATGAAGGCTTCACTCTTATCTCCAATATCTACCAGGACTCCTTGACGGTCAATTTGGACTACAACGCCAGATACGATCTGACCTTTGCTATAAGATTTTATAGATTCGTCTATTGCCTTTAGGAAGTCGTCTGCTGTCCCTATATCGTTAAGTGTTACTTGCTTCATTATTTATTGCCCCTGCTTCTACTATTATCGTCTCTGGTTCTTCAAATATAACCTTAGTACGATTGTGTCTTCTTTCTAAAAGTTTATCTATTGATGTGGCTGCACGAACTTCTGCTACGCCAAGGCGAGATCTTGATACAGGATCAAAGCCCAAAGACGATAGGGCATCAGAGAAAGCCTTGTTGATTTGTACAAAGGCTCTGCCATCATTGGCCTCAAGTGTATTCATATATTTTTTTCTTGCTGCCTCATTTGCATCAGCCAAAAATGCAGCATTCTTAATAGCCTCAATATCGCTATCTGGGCTTAGCCAAGTTATAGCCATAGACCAAGCCTTGTCCCAAAGATTAATTCCTTGTAAGGAAAGTCCTTCAGGTGCAGGTGGTATTTCTCTCGCCATAGGAAGATGTGTAATATTATTTAAATCTGGCAAAGGTCTTTGTCCTGGATTGCCAAGAAGCCTTTTAAGTTCCGTTGGTTTTGAGGGCCTTCCTCTGTTTTCCATTTTATTTTATTCTCCAATGTGTCCGTTTTGTGCGTAATTATCCAAAATTATCTCAATTCTGATATTTCGCAGAGATATACAG